TGCTGGCGGACATGAGCGTCACGTTCAACGGCGTGGCCAACTTCGCCAGCAACCAGCAGCACGACGTGTTCAAGACGGTGCCTAGCACCAGCGTCAACCGGACGACGACGATCTCCCCGATCGGCACGACGACCGGCAACCCGAAGCTGCCCAACGAGGTGCTGTTCACCGACTACCAGATCACTCGTAACAACACGGGCGAGCTGACCTGGCAGGCTCCGGGCAGCCTCGCGGACGGCACTGTGCCGACCTGGACCGTCAACTAGTCCGCCACCGGACCTCCCGAAAGCACGAGGAACGGATATGAGCGGCAAGCGACAGTTCAGTAAGAAGTACAAGAAGAAGGCCACGGAGTACCACCTGGTCTTCGAGAGCGACGACCCAGACGACCCTCTGAACGATCTTGAGGTGTACATCAGGTCTCTTCCCATCGATCAGTTTGTGGAGCTGTCGGAGCTGGCTGAGCTGGCCCCTTCGGACCGCGCCAGGGCCGGCATCAAGGTCCTGGATATCTTTACCAGGTCCCTAGTTGACTGGAACCTGACCGACGAGGACGACCAGGAGATATCGGCCGACAAGGCAGGCGTCTACTCGCAGGAACTCGACTTCATATTGCGCATCATTCAGGCGTGGATGACCCGCATGGGTGGTGTTGAGGACCCTTTGGAACTAGGCTCCAGCTCTGGAAGAACCTCCCCGGTGGAATCGCTACCGATGGAAGTGTCGTAACAGAGCCACTGGAGCTTACGCAGGCCAACCTGATTCTCGGGCTTTGCGACAGGTTCCACTGTCTTCCTAGCCAGCTAGCTAAGGAAGATGCTGGCCTACTGCGAATGATAGCCATTCAGCATATGGGCAACCCCGAGAAGAGCGGCCCTATACCGGAAGGAGGTGAATATGCCTAACATTGTCGAGGTTAGGGTCCGGGTCTCTAGCGATGGCGTGACCGGAGAGCTAGATAAGGTCGAGCGTGATACCAAGGCCAGCGCGGACAGGCAGTCCTCTACCTGGAAGAGCCTCAGCGGCTCTATGTCTTCCTTCGCGGACTCGGCTGTCATCAAGTGGGGGTCTGTGGCGGCTGCCGCCGCTACCGTGGCCGGCCCGCTAGGAGGAGTCGCTGCGGGCGTGGGAGCGTTCGGAGCGCTGGCCGTTCCCGAGCTGGAGAAGGTTCAGGCCGCCATGGCTAAGACCGGCAAGGCCGGTCAGCAGGCATGGGCGCAGCTGACGCCAGGCGAGAAGCAGCTGGGCACAGACCTGAAGGGCCTGAGTTCCTCCTTCCACGAGGTGCAGACTTCTTTGCAGCCCGTCATAGATAAGGTGGTCGGGCTCGGGGTCAACCTGGTGCGAGACCTGATTCCGTCCCTGAAGACGCTGGGGGCGGCTGGTGGAAGTATCTTGCAGTCCTTTATTGGACCGCTGACCCAGATGGTCAGGAGCCCGTTGTTCGGCCAGTTCGTGGCTATGCTGGCTAAGTTCGGACAGGAGGCCGCTAAGTCTCTCGGGCCGGCTCTGGTTGCGGTGCTAGAGAGCCTGATGAAGACATTCATGCAGCTAGCTCCTGCGGGCCTAGTGGTCGTGAATGCTCTGTCTAAGCTGCTGACCGTAGGCGCTCCTCTGATTCCATGGATCCTGGGGGCAGCTGCCGGAATCAAGGTGGCGGCCATAGCCATGGGCCTCCTGAACGCCGTCATGGACGCAAACCCCATATCGCTCGTCATCATAGCTATTGCCGCGCTCGCGGCTGGCCTCGTCTATGCCTGGAACCACTTCCAGACATTCCGGCGCATCGTCGAGGATGTATTCCATGCCGTTCAGAGTGCTGTGTCCGCCGCTGTGAACTTTATCAGGGGACACTGGAATCTGATCCTCGGCATCCTCATAGGACCAGTAGGCATAGCCATCAGGTTCATAGTGGGCAACTTCAGCCAGATCATCGGTGTCGTTAGCAGAGTTGTCGGGTACATCCGGGGCGCATGGTCTTCTGTGTACAGTGCCATCGTGAGCCCTGTGTGGAGCGCTGTTAATTCGGTGTTCAACCTGTTCAACCAGATCATAAATTTCGCAGCGTCTATTCCTAGCAGGGTGGCGGGCTTCCTAGGCAACATAGGAAGTGCTATCGGCGGCTTCTTCGGCTTTGCAGCTGGCGGTGTGGTAGGCGCGGCCTCGGGCGGGCCCAGATCGAATCTGGTCATGGTTGGCGAGCATGGCCGAGAGCTAGTGCGCCTGCCTGGCGGATCTACTGTGCACTCCAACCCGGACACCGAGCGCATGCTCGCGTCTGGCGGTGGTCATGGTGGGCATATCACCATCTCATTCGACTTCGGAGGGTCTGGGTCCGATGAGCTAGTCAAGGTTCTGCGTAAGGCCATCCGTGTCAAGGGTGGCGACGTGCAGACGGTTCTGGGGCACTAATGCGCGCGCAAGAAGAGGCTGCCCTGCGACAGCAGATCGCCAGCGCCCAGAACTCGTCCCGGGTCCGGGTGGAGGCTCTAGAGGCCGAGCGCGATGACCTACTGGTACAGGTTGCCGCACTACAGGCTCAGGCGGACGCCCACGATGCTCGAATATCCGCGATGGAGAACGGCGTGGCTGCTCTTAAGCAGCAGGTGGCCGCTATCACGCCACCGGGTCCGCCCACGACAACGCCTCCGACACCTAACCCGACTACGCCTGGTACACCCGCAGCCGGGCAGGTGACCTGATGGCATTCCCGCAGAGCATACTGGACTTCAAGGCTGAGCTTAATCTGTCTGGTACCTGGACTGACATCACAAGCTACGTCTACCAGCGCAACGGGGCGGTCCAGATCTCGCGAGGCAGGCCGGATGAGGCAACCCAGACCAACCCGTCTCAGATCGGCCTTGAGCTGAATAACAGGGACGGCCGGTTCTCTCCTCGCAACCCGACTGGCGCCTACTACGGCAGTATCGGAAGGAACACCCCGGTACGGGCATCGGTGCCCGCGCAGACCAGTTACCTACGTCTGGAAGGCGACACCACAAGCTCAGTCAGCACGCCAGACTCGGTAGGGCTATCGATCACAGGCGATATTGAGATCCAGATCGACGTGTTCATCACCGGGTACTCCCAGGAGATGACGCTAGCCGCCAAGGCTAATGACGGCACCTCCAACATATCCTGGGTGCTATCGATCCTGGATGGCGGCGTCCTAGCGTTCGACTGGTCTAGCAACGGCAGTGCGCTGAATGTTGCACACTCTACGGTATCGGTTCCGGTCGGCCGTACAGCATTCAAGGTGACGCTAGCAGTAGCCTCGGGAACGGTTACCTTCTACACGGCTCCTACCATCTCTGGATCATGGACGCAGCTGGGTAGCACGACTGTGGCCGGAGCAACCTCTATCTTTGACTCCACGGCATCTGTGACCATTGGATACGATGCCAACTTCTCTGCGCTCCTCCCGAGCATGCAGGGAAATGTCTATGGATTCAAGATCCTGAGTGGTATCGGCGGGACAGTCAAGGCTTTCGCTGATTTCACGGCTCAGACGGCCGGAGTGTCCTCCTTCGTGGATGCCCAGAGCAACACATGGACACTGAACGGTACGGCTGAGATCAGCAATCGGAACTACCGTTTCCACGGCGAGATGTCGAGCTGGCCACAGCGCTGGGACCCCTCGGGCAACGATGTGTGGTCGCCATCGCAGGCCTCTGGTGTGCTGCGAAGGCTAGGGCAGGGATCACCGCCGTCAGACTCGTCCATGAAGCGCTATGTACGCACGCTGACCGGATCGTCTATCCCGCTGGTCTACTTCCCCTGCGAGGACGGGGCAGACTCGACGCAGATCGCCTCGGGCATCGGCGGCAGTCCCATGACGGTGAACGGGTCGCCCAACTATGCATCCAACTCCTCGTTCTTCTGCTCCAACCCTATTCCGGCACTAAACGGCAGCACATGGCTCGCTAACGTCCCTGTGTCTTCCACAACGCCTACCGTCAACGCCATGAAGTTCCTGTTGGCCATTCCTTCTGGGGGCGAGACTAACGGGTCTGTTATCGCGAGGATGTTTACCACAGGCAGCATAGCTAGATTTGATCTGGCGTACTCTACGTCTTCTGGTGGCAGCTTCACTCTGAATGGGTTCGATTCCAGCGGCAACTCGCTATTCGCAAACACGTTCGTGGCCGGTATCAATGGCGACCTGATCATGGTGGCTGTGCTGCTGGTCAAGAACGGCACCGGGGTCGACTTCGACGTACAGTGGATGAACCAGGCGGTTCTTAACTCGACCAGTGCGGGTGGCTCAACGCTAGCTTCCTCGTCTGTGGGCAGTATTCAGAGGATCGTCATCAACCCGGACGGTGCCCTCACAACCACCGCCATGGGGCACATCTCGGTAATCAATGCCAACGACCTAGGCAACTACAGCTCGCCATTCGACGCTTTCATTGGCGAGACAGCTGCTGACCGATTCTCTAGGATCTGCTCCGAAGAGGGCATCACCAGCCGCATCTACGGGTTCCCCGACATGACCCAGGCTATGGGCGCCCAGCTACCGGCCACGGTTGTCTCGCTCTTGCAGCAGTGTGAGGACACAGACCGCGGAATGATGTATGAGCCTCGGCAGGTGCTCGGGCTCGGCTACCGCACCAGGGAGTCGCTGGAAAACCAGTCGGTAGCCCTCACCTTGTCTTACACGAGCGCTGATGTCGGGCAGGATAGCGGAACATCGATCGAGCCTGCTGACGATGACCAGTACATCCGCAACGATGTGACCGTCAGCCGCATCAACGGCTCTAGCTCCCGCGAGACGGTTACCACCGGCACCCTGTCTACGCAGCCTCCTCCGAGCGGTGTAGGGACGTACCAGTTCAGCGTGAGCGTTAGCTGCTTCCTGGATAAGCAGACAGACAACCTGGCCGGATGGATCAGCTATGTAGGCACCGTAGACCAGCCTAGATATCCGTCCCTGCCGTTCCGGCTGGCGCGCAGCGAGATCAGCGGCAGCGCGACGAAATACTACGGATTGCAGTCTCTGGACCAGGGCGATTACCTAGCCGTGAGCAGCCCGCCCGTGTGGCTGCCGCCCGGAAGCATTAAGCAGATAATCGCCGGTACCACTGAGAATCTGGGCGGCTACGTCTACGACATAGATCTGCAATGTATACCAGAATCCCCATACGAGATTGGTGTCGTCGGGTCTGGCTCGGCCTCCGACAATAGGGTAGACACAGACGGCTCGACTCTACACACCGGGGTGAATAGCTCGGCCACCTCGCTTAGCATCGACACCACCACTCTCACCATAGACAATCGTCTGTGGACCACTACGGCGGGTGACTTCCCATTTGACATTTACATAGGCGGTGAGCAGATGACCGTCACTAACATCACAGGGTCCAGCTCACCGCAGACATTCACAGTAACCCGCAGCGTCAATGGAGTAAGCAAGTCGCACACGGCAGGGGAAGCGGTCACGGTAGTGAAAGCTACCATCGTAGCTCTGGACGACCCGTACTAAGGAGATTGCATTGGGTCTCGTAGCAGCAGGCCAGAGAATCACCGCCTCTGTCCTCAACCAACATTACACCCAGACGGATAACACCACGAGAACGTCGGCGTCGGCGTCCCTGACTCAGATATCCGGCAGCTTCAGCATCGCCGCCAATGAGCTAGCGGCCGGAGACGCCTTTGAGATCGAGGCCTGGGGCGGAGGCACGCAGGGCAGCACGCAGCAGAACCTGACCTACAAGCTGACCGCATTCGGTGCTGACTCTGCCGCAGGTACCATGCTGGGTACCGTGATACCGGCCAGCCAGAACTTCCGCTGGTACTACAGGGGCATCCTCATGGTGCTGACTACCGGCGCTCTCGGGACCAGCAACACGTTCTCCGACTTCCGCTGGTCGCAGGCTTCGGTCAACCACAGCGCCACGCTAGGCGCGAATGGCGAAGACACAGGCGGACCCTCCATCGACACCACGTCCGCTACGTCTGCATTCCTCAAGGTGCAATGGGCTGCTACCACAGGAGCCCCAACTATCAACTGCATCGGTTCCTTCATCAGACTCATCAGAGCCTAAGCAAGGTCCGTACTGATATGCGCAGCACAATTTACCGCGAAGCCTCTCCGGGCGTCGCCGCTAATCACGGCCTACCCGCAATTCAGCTCCCACCCAGGGCGATTTCCGGGCCGGTTAGTATAGAAGTACCCCTAACCGGCAGAATCGTCGTCTCTGATCAGATGAGACGGCGAATCCCAAGTCTATTATTACCAGATAAGGACAGAACATGGCGATCTCCGGGGCTATCACCGAGGCGATGAGGCTGCTATGAGCGTCGTCGGGCTGTCTGGGCGGCATCGCCTGTCGCTGATCCGGGAGATAGCCACCAGCGAGATGAGCTTCGCGGAGATCGCTGCCAGACGCGAGGTAGACGAAGCTGACGTCCTGGCCTTCGCCAAGAAGTACGCGGACGACATAGCTGAGGTCAAGCGAGCCACTACCGGGGCCATGTCTCTGGAGGTGGCCGGGCTCTGGGTGACTAAGCGGGAGAACCGCCTGGCCGAGATGCAGAGGGATCTAGAGCTGCTGGAACGCAAGATCAGAGACATGCTCCGTACTGGACAGGACGAACCGCGGGATCTAGCCCTGCTCGTCCGCTCGCGCCTGGACGCTATGCGGGCTGCGGCGTCCGAACTCAGCCACACGACCGCTAGTGACGACGCCGACCGTACCGCCTACGTCATAGAGGTCGAGGGGTTCGCTGAGGACCTGACCTAGCTCTCCCTGACGAACGTGCCATAGCCGGGCTCAGACCCGATCAGACCTTCGTCCTTCAGGATCGTCAGCGCCTTGCGCGCCGTGGTCGTGGTGACCCCGAACTCCTCGGCCAGACGGATGATCGAGGGCAGCAGAGTGCCCTTCGCGTACGTGCCATCAGCGATACGCGCCCGGAGTGTGCTGGCTATCTGCCGCGAGGGAGGTACTGCCGTACCACGGTCTACCACGGCATACACATGTACAGCACGCTACGCTCATGATCAACTTCTACCATGCTATAGCGTGGGGTAGCACGGTATGCTTGGATAGGAGGCCATGAGCGCCCTACGCATGGAGATCTGCATCGGACCACAGCCGATCCCTGGCTCCTGGTACACGGTCTATGGGCAGCCGGCCAACCTGAACAGACCTATGGACTATCCGATAGAGGCGGTCTGCGTGAACTGCGGCAGACCAGTTAGAGCAGCAACATTCATAGACAACTGGGTGCACTTCGATAGGGATAAAGAGGAAAAGGCAGCCGAGCGATAGCCAGGGCGGGAGGGTGCGGCCTCCCGTCCGCTCGCTACTTCACTACGTGCGTCAGTATGGCGGTGCAGAGCCCACAGCCGACGACGCCCGCTGCTGCGTAGATGATGTTGGCCAAGAACAGTAGGCGGGAAACCGTCCATGTGTCCCTGAACTCGGCTTCTCTTGCCTCTTCCCGTGTCATGTAACACCCCTCTCTGGTGTCTTGCCTTGAAATTAATTCGGAATCGGAATGGGTCCTCGGGGTTGTCTCCGGCTGGCGCTAGCTCGGGCT